AGTATTAGATTTTAATAGTGTAGGTTATAGATTTGCAAACATAGAATTATTAAACGTAGATAATACAGCACAAGAGTTTCAATTAGATTTATATTTAGGAATGTTTAAACAATTTTCAATTAAAACGCTTTCTGGTTTTATTTCATCACCAACAAGTGGTGTACAATATCAAGACACAAGTATTATAGTTACAATAACTGCAAATGCAACTGCTGCTGAAAGAACTGAAAATATAACTGTAACATATAGAGATTTTGATAATAATGATTTAATAGTAGATATACCAATAACACAACAAGCATAATGATAAAGTTAATACTTGAAATGCTACAATTAGATGAGCATTACGGACAATCAGAAACAATAGAAATAGCAAAAGGTAAGTATCAACTACCAGAAACATTTTTAGGCACTCTAAAGCAATTTAAACGACAAATAAAAGAAAGAAAAAATGGCAGAAACTAAAACTGTAAATTTAGAGGTTAATTCTAATTTAGGGCAAACTGAACAAGCAGTCACATCATTAAGAAGTGAATTAAGAAAAGCACAAGCAGAAGTTGCTGCTATGAGTGACAAATTTGGTGCAGCATCTAAAGAAGCTATTGAAGCAGCTAAAAGAGCAGCAGAATTAAAAGACAGAATAGGTGATGCAAAAGATTTAACTGATGCATTTAATCCCGATGCAAAGTTTAAAGCATTAGCTGGTGCTGCAAATATTGCTGCTGGTGCATTAGCTGGTTTTGAAGGTGCAATGGGTTTAGTTGGTGTACAATCAGAAGATGCACAACAAGCTATTTTAAAAGTTCAATCAGCATTAGCAGTTTCACAAGGATTAGATGTATTACAACAAATACCTGATACATTTAGAAACATTAAAGCAGTTGCAGTTAATGCTTTTGGGGCAATTAAAGGTGCTATTGGTGCAACAGGGATAGGTTTATTAGTTGTTGCATTAGGTGCTTTATATGCAAATTGGGATGCATTAAAAAAATTAGTTGGTGATAGTCTTCCGGCATTAAAAGAAGGCACTAAACAATTTGACAAATTAAAAGAAGTATTTTTTGGTGTAGGTAATGCAATAGTTCAATATTTATTAACACCATTTAAATCAGTTTTAAAAATATTACAATTAGATTTTAAAGGTGCTATAAATGAAATTAAAAAAGGTTATGATGTTATAGGTAATTATGAGAAAGGTGCAGCAAAAGAAAGACAAAGCCAAAATGATGCTTATTCAAAAGCAAGATTAGAAAAGTCTATTAAAAATAAAGAAAATGAAATTGCAGTAGCTAAAGCATTAGGTAATGATACATATAATTTAGAAAAAGATAACTTACATAGAAAATTACTTTTAAATAAAGGCAATCAAGAAGAACTTGAAAAGTTAAGACAAGAAGAAAGAATATTAGACGCAACACATAAAAAAGCATTACAAGATAAACAGAAAGCACATAATGATGAATTAAGAAAGAAACGTGAAGAAGCATTAGCAGAAGAAAAAAAGAAACGTGAAGAAGCAGAAAAAGAACGTGCTGAATTTCAAAATGCAAAAGGTAGAGCAGCAGAAGAAGAATACGATGCTATTTTAAAAAGAGAAGAAGAAGCAAGGGAAAAAAATAGGCAAGGTGGATTAACTGAAATTGAACAAGTAAATGAAAAATATAATAAGTTAATACAAGCAGCTAAAGATGCTGGAGTTTCTACAATAGAATTAGAAATTGAACAAGCTAATGCAATAAATGATATAAAATTATCAGCACAACAAAAACAATATGATAGTCTTAAAGAAGCAGCTGAAAAAGAAGCAGCACTTGATTTAGCAATAAGAGAAGCGAAAAGGAATGCTTTAGATACGGGTTTAAATATTTTATTGCAATTTGCTGGTAAAAATAAAACTATTGCTATGGGTATTTTAGCTATTCAAAAAGGGTTAGCTATTGCAGATATAGTTGTTGGTGCTTCTAAATCAATAGCAGCAGCACAAGCAGCATTAGCAGCAACACCAGCAGTAATTGGTGTAGTACCAAATCCAATGTATGCAGTTCAAGCTGCTGCAACTGTTAAAGGTATTGCATTAACAAAAATAACTGCTGCAACTTCTATTGCATCAATATTAGCTGCATCAATAGGTCAAGCAAAATCTATTACAGGTGGTGATAGTGGAGGTGGTGGTTCTGCACCAAGTGGTGGTGGTTCAGCTGCCCCACAATTTAACGTAGTAGGAAATAGTGGTGTTAATCAATTAGCAGAAACAATGCAAGGAAGGTCAGCACAAGCACCAATACAAGCATATGTTGTAGCAAATGATGTAACAACTGCACAAGGTTTAAATAGAAACATAGTAACCAATGCAAGTTTAGGATAGTTAAAACTAACATTAAGTATTAAAAACATAGTTAATGATACTTATTTAAAACAAAACATAAATAATTTAATTTTTAAAAAAAAGTAAGATGAAGAAATTAGAAACTATTTATTTAGATATAGATGAAGAAAATATTCAAGATGGGATTGATGCTATTAGTTTAGTTAAATTTCCAGCTATTGAAGAAAATTGGGTTGCACTAAATGAACACAAAGTAGAATTAAAAACTATTGATGAAGATAAAAGAATAGTTATAGGTTTAGCTTTAATTCCTGAAAAAGATATTTACAGAAGAAATGGTGATTATGAATATAACATTCGTTTTTCAAAAGATACAGTTAGAAAAGCATCAGAACTTTATTTAAAGAAACTTAAAATACATAATTCAACATTAGAACACGAAAAGAAAACAGAAGGTGTTTATACAATAGAAAGTTGGATAGTTGAAGATGTTAAACAAGATAAGTCTGCTATTTACAATTTAAATGCAGTTGAAGGTGCTTGGGTTGTTGTTCAAAGAATAGATAATGATGAAGTTTGGAATGATGTTAAAGAAGGTAAATATCAAGGTTATAGCATAGAAGGATATTTTTCTGAAAAAGCAGAATTAAATTTACAAGAAAGTAAAGAACAAGAATTGATTGAAAAAATAAAACAAATACTAATAAATAACAAATAAATAAAATGAGTACATTAAACAATGTTTTTAAAAAATTAGAACATACTGATAAAGTTGCTAAAGTAAATTTAGAAAGTCAAAAAGTAGAACTTAATAGCATTGATGCTTTAAAAAAAATTATTTCAAATGGTAATTCTATTTATAAAAGAGGTGTAGAATTTATTGATAAAAAAACTGCTTTAACTAAAGAAGCTAAAACATTAAATGCTGATGCTAAAGCACTTTTAACTGGTGGTGAAAAATTAATTAATCAATTTGTAAATTCTGCTAAAGAATTAGGTATTAATATAAGTGGAATAAAAGAATTAGAAGATGCAATTAATATTTTAGGAGTTTTAAATACAATAGAAAAACAATCTCAATCATTATAATAATTAATGTTTAACATATTTAAAATGGGAAAGAATAAATACACAAGTCCAAAAAGCTCAAAACAAGCTTGTTTATGTGATGATAGCACATATTCATCAGAATGTTGTAAAGGTGAATTAATCAATCAAGGTATTGGTTCAACAGTTGCACAAGGTACTTCAACAGTAACAGTTGTTGATGGTGTAAGAACAATGGTTAGAACAAATGGCTAACCAATTTATAACAAGTTTAAATAATTTAAATTTTTAATAAAAAAAGTATGAACGTAGTAAATCAAATCAAAGAACTTTTGGGTATGGAAGTAAAACTTGCTCAAATGAAACTAATGGATGGTGTTACTGTTATTGAAGCAGAAACATTTGAACCAGAAATGGCAGTCTTTATTGTAAATGAAGAAGAAAGAGTACCAATGCCAGTTGGTGAATATATGTTAGAAGATGGTAATGTATTAAAAGTAGAAACTGAAGGTGTTATTGCATCTATTGAAATGCCAGAAGAAGAAGCACCTGAAGTTGAAGAAGAAGTAGAAACTACTAAAAAAGAAGAAGAAATGGCAACTGAAGTAGCTACACCAAAAAGAGTAGTTGAAAGTGTAACTAAAGAAATGTTCTTTTCTGAAATTGAAAAATTAAGAGCAGAAATTGCTGAATTGAAAAGTGTAAAAACAGAAACAGTAGAATTATCAAATGATAACATTGAAGTTTTAACACACAATCCAGAAGCTACTAATGAAGTTAAAATGAATTTATATTCTAAAAAAAGACAAGCTACAACATTTGATGTAGTATTGAGTAAATTAAACAAATAATAAAAATAAAAATTAAATAAAAAATGGCTACAACAACATCAATTACAACAACCTATGCTGGTGAGTTTGCAGGTAAATATATATCAGCAGCATTATTAAGTGCTAATACTATCGAAAATGGTGGTATTGAAGTAAAACCAAATATTAAGTACAAAGAAGTAATGAAAAAAGTTGCTACTGATGCTATCGTAAAAGATGCAACTTGTGACTTTGATGCTACTTCAACAGTAACTTTAACAGAGAAAATTTTACAACCAGAAGAATTTCAAGTAAATTTACAATTGTGTAAAAAAGATTTTCGTAGTGATTGGGAAGCAATTCAAATGGGATATTCTGCATTTGATACTTTGCCACCTTCATTTGCTGATTTCTTAATTGCTCACGTAGCTGCTAAAGTTGCACAAAAAACAGAACAAAATATTTGGGCTGGTGTAACTGCTAATGCTGGGGAATTTAACGGGTTTACAAGATTGCTTACTTTAGATGCTGGTTTACCAACTGCACAAGAAATTGCTGCTGATGGAACTAAAATTACTGCTGCTTCAACAGTTATTGGTGAACTTGGAAGATTAGTTGATGCAATTCCAGCTGCATTGTATGGAAAAGAAGATTTATACTTATACGTTTCACAAGCAACAGCAAGAGCATATGTACGTGCTTTAGGTGGTTTTGGTGCATCAGGTTTAGGTGCTAATGGTACTAATGCAATGGGAACACAATGGTATAACAATGGTTCACTTTCTTTTGATGGAATTAAAATCTTTGTTGCTGAAGGTTTAGCACCAACAGTTGCTATTGCTGCTCAAAAATCTAACTTATTCTTTGGAACTGGTTTATTAAATGATAGCCAAGAAGTTCGTATAATTGATACTTCAGAAACTTTAGGAGACCAAAATGTTAGAGTAGTAATGAGATTTACTGCTGGTGTACAATACGGAATAGTAGAAGATATTACTACTTATGGTATTACAAACGCTGCTAACTAATAATTAATTAATAATCAAATTAAGGGTGGTGCAAAAAACGCCACCTTTTTTTTAACTTTAAAAATATATAAATATGGCTTGTGATATTAGTTTAGGTAGATTAGAACCTTGTAAAGATAGTTCAGGAGGTTTAAAAGCAGTTTATTTTGTTAATTGGGGTGATGCTACTGGTTACACTTACGATGGAACAAACACAGATGTTATTGATGCAGTAGCTGGAACACCATCTGCATACAAATATGATTTAAAAGGTACATCATCTTTTACTCAAACAATTACATCTTCAAGAGAAAATGGCACTACATTCTTTCAACAAGAATTATCATTGACTTTAAAAAAATTATCAATAGTTGACCACAAACAAATTAAACTTTTGGCTTATGGTAGACCACAAGTAATTGTTGAAGATAACAATGGTAATTTCTTTTATTGTGGATTAGAACACGGAATGGATGTAACAGGTGGAACTATTGTAACAGGTGCTGCAATGGGTGATTTAAGTGGTTATACATTAACACTTACAGGAATGGAACAAGTACCAGCAAATTTTATTGGTGATACTTTAGCTGGTGCTGGATTTACAGTAGTAGCAGGTTCTTAATAATTGTTTTTTTGTTTTTTAATTAAGGGGTGTTTAGGCATCCCTTTTTTATTTTAATACTATATTAAAACAATTTCAATATACTTTTATTTTTAAATAAAAAGAAAATGATAATTCTAAAAGAGCAAGTAGAAGAACAATCATTGAAATTCATTCCAAGACAATACAAAGCTACATCAATAGTTTTGGTAAATGAAATGACAAATGAAAGTACTACTATATCATCTGATTTTTATATAGATGGTTATTATCTATACACAACAGCTACATTTGATTTAAAAGAAGGTAATTTTTATACTTTATCAATTTTTAACAATACTGATGTAGTTTATAAAGACAAAATATTTTGCACAAATCAAGTTATTGCTAATTTTTCAATTAATGATGGTCAATATGTAGCAAATCAAACAAATAATGATTTTATAGTTTATGAGTAATATTTCAATAGTTAATTTAAGTGCTTATACAAGCCCTAAAATACAAGAAAATAAAAAGCAAGGTTATATTGAATATGGTGATGATAATAACTACTTTCAGTTTTTAATTGATAGGTTCTTGTATTCAACAACAAATGGTGCTATTATTACTGGTATATCTAATATGATATATGGTAAAGGTTTAGATGCTTTAGATGCATCAAGAAAGCCAAATGAATATGCACAAATGAAAACTTTGTTTAAGCCAGATATGTTGCGTAAAGTATGTTTAGAACGCAAACTAATGGGTATGGCTTCTATGCAAATAGTAAAGCAAAAGAATAAAGTAGTTAAAGTTGAGCATTTTCCAATACATACATTAAGAGCAGAAAAATGTAATGATAAAGGAGAAATAGAAGGATACTTTTATGCACCAGATTGGAGTAAAGTTAAACCATCAGATGTATTGAAAAGAATACCAGCTTGGGGATTTGGTAATGGTAATGAAATTGAAATTATGGTTATTAAACCTTATTTACCAATATTTCACTATTATACACCTGTTGATTATAATGGTGCATTAGATTATGCTTTATTAGAAGAAGAAATATCTGTATATCAAATTAATGATGTAAAAAATGGCTTCAGCGGAACCAAAGTTATAAATTTCAATAATGGAATACCGACAGAGGAGATGCGTGACCAAATTAAAGCTGATGTTAAAAACAAACTAACTGGTTCACGAGGTGATAAGGTAATTGTAGCTTTTAATGCAAATGCAGAAAGCAAAACAACAGTTGAAGATATACCATTAAATGATGCACCAGCACATTACGAATATTTAAGTAATGAATGTTTTAATAAGCTAATAGTTGGACATAGAGTTACAAGTCCAATGCTTTTAGGAATTAGAAATGGTGATGGTGGTTTAGGTAACAATGCAGATGAAATAAAGACTGCTACGCTATTATTTGATAATATAGTTATTAAACCATATCAATTAGAAATAATAGAAGCATTAGATGAAATATTATTTTACAATGAAATAAGTTTAAAATTATACTTTAAAACTATTCAACCATTAGAATTTACTGAATTAGATAACGCACAAACAGATGACCAAGTAAAAGAAGAAACTGGTTTAAGTTCGCACACTTGTTTAAGTTCAGATATTGCAGATGCTTTAATTTCTAAAGGTGAAACTATGGGTAATGAATGGACTTTAGTTGATGAAGTAGAAGTTGATTATGAAAAAGAAGATGAATATGATGCTGAAATTGATTTAATAAACGAAAACAATAAAAAAAGCAAAAGTGCATTATCTAAATTATGGGAATTTGTTTCAACAGGAACTGCAAGACCAAATGCTAAAAGTCCAGAACAAGATGAACTTATTGATGGTGTACAATTCATAACAAGATATGTTTATAGTGGTAATTCTACTGGTCAAAGAGAATTTTGCAATAAAATGATTAATGCAGATAAAGTTTACAGAAAAGAAGATATTATTGCTATGGAAAGTCAAGCAGTTAATGCTGGTTTTGGTGTTAAAGGTGCTGATAATTATTCTATATGGCTTTACAAAGGTGGTGCAAGATGTGAACATAAATGGTTACGTAGAACTTATGCAAACTTTGAAGGTGTTAAAATAGACCCAACAAGTCCAACTGCAAAAGAGAAAGTTATTAGTCCATCTATTGCTGAAAAGTATGGTTATAGAATTAGAAATGAAAAAGAAGTTGCTATGAAACCAGCAGATATGCCAACAAAAGGTTTTACACAAGAATATTGGGATAAAATGGGATTTACAAATTAAGATATGGCACAAGCACTATTTGTTACGAGAGATGACATTGTTAGATTTACTGCATTAAACGGTAATATTGATGTAGACCGTTTTGTTATGTATATTAAAATCGCACAGGATACACATATACAAACTTATTTAGGAACACAATTATTTAATAAACTAAATGATGATATTGTAAATGATGACTTAATAGAACCATATACAACGCTTTTAAGCAAGTATATCAAACCTATGGTAATACACTGGTCAATGGTAGAAGCATTGCCGTTTTTAGCCATTACAATTGCTGGAAAAGGTATTTATAAGCATACATCAGAAAATGCTACAAATGTAGAAAAGAATGAAGTTGATTTCTTAATTGAAAAAGCAAGGGATATTGCACAACATTACACTAATAGATTTATTGATTATATGAGTTTTAATCAAGCAAATTTTCCTGAATACAATGCTAATTCAAATGGTGATATGTATCCAGATAGAGATGCTTATTTTACAGGTTGGGTACTATGATAAACAAATATAAACCAAAACAATCTAACATTAAGAAGTTAGAAATATTTTTAAAAAAAATAGAAAACAAAACTAAAGATGGGATTAAATTTTCAAAGCATTAAAGGAGACACATTTGAACAAGTAACTTTTGAGTTACTATTAAACGATGAACCATATAGTTTAGAAGATGCTATTATTAGAATGCAGTTAAGAAAAGAATATGGTGGTATTCCTGTTTTATCTTTAACTTCAGTAGCAAATGCTGGTTTAACAATAACTAATGCTGCATTAGGTAGGTTTAAAATAAATAAACAAATAATTGATATTTGTGCTTTTAATTACATATATGATATTGAAATTGAATTTGGTGATGGTACTATTAAGACTTATGTAAGTGGTAATTTCTTGATTAAATCTGATGTAACAAGATAACTATGTGTGAAGAAATTAACATAAATGTAAACGAAACTAATGAAAATATTAATATTATTTCAACTGAAATAGTTGAAGTTATTGATATTAATGTTGGTGAAACTATTGAAGAAGTTACTTTAAATATTACTGAAGAAATAATACAAGTAAATATCAATAAAGTAACAGGTGGTGGTGGTGAACAAACATTAGCAGAAACTTTAGTATTAGGTAATATTACTGATGGTGAAAATATAAGTATTTCAAATGGTGATGCTATTATTTTAGATAATGGTTCAATGCTTAAAAAAGGAACTATTGATGCTGGAAATGGTGGTGCTAAAGGTATTTCACAAATATGTGGTGTAGGA